TTCGTTATGCCGTCTTGAATCAGAATCTTGATTCTATCATTCCCTAACACTCTCATTTTGCACCTCTTATTCTATTTTAATTGAAAACATCCCGCTTGAACCACCGAGCATCTTTGCTTCGAGAGACATACCGAGTATGCCGTCATGGTTCTCGTATTTTGGATTTTTGGTAAGTTGCAGTTTTTCGACAGTGATTGTGAGTTTCTTCCCACCTGTGTCTCCTGGGTATATCAACTGCGTGTCTGATAACTCTGTCCCGTTTGCAAAGATGTCGAATAGATTTGCTGTTGATAAGTCTGGTGCTTCTACTGAACAAGTGAATTTCCCATCCGCATCCGTAATTACAATCTCCTTCACGCCTTTCGAGGCTGTGAAATCTTTTCGCTCAGCAAGTTTTATATTTGGGTCTATCGAAAAAGATTTTAGAATAAGGCTATAACCACCTATCGAAACAGTCATCCCATTTAAGAGTGGTGGTTTTATGGTTGTAAAGTTTGGTGATGGGAACGATAATTCTTGTGTAATTGAGGATAGCATACCTGTAAATGAAAATTCCAGATAGCCCACATCATTCACTGCACCAGATAGTTTTACCGTGCCTCTGCACCCAACCATCTTGTGTAGGAGTAAATCCTTATAGAAATAGATTGTAAGGCTTGGTTGAATAAAATCTGTCTCGATGAAACGGTATGTTTCATCACTCGCCCCGATGTTTTCTGTTGCATTACAAGCCTTTGCCAAACAAGCCCAATCAGGCGGTGTAGTTGCTCCTGTAGACCCTCTCAATTCTACCTTAAAACTGATTTTTGCCAACTTTGTTAGGGGTAGTCCGCCGTTCTGGCTGAAATACTGCGAATAGACTTTGCGTTCCTTGAATTCCTCAATCAGATCAAAGTTGGCATCAGACACCAACATCGCATTTGTGGTAGGTGATGGTTGTGCATCGACGCCGTAAGCTGTTTCAGTCTTTGCCAAAATCAGAAATCTCTCTCCTAAAAACATTTTATATCCTCCTGTTATGTTGTTCCAATTTCTGTCCTGTAAGCGATTTTCAAACTAATTTTTGCAGCAAAATATACAAAATCTTCTTCTGCTGCCTCTATAAAATCCTCGTCAGGTTGCCTTATAAACAAAGATTTTCCTGATAATGTTATATCCGTATATACTGCCTTATAAACATCGTCCATAAGGCTTTGTAAGCCTGAATATGAGGTGCTTAAACATATTATATCAACTTTCAGATAGAAATCCCAGACACCATTGGGGCTTTCTTTTTGCAAGATACCTGTATCTCTAATGTCAATCGCAGGAAGGTTGTCTCTTGTCCAATTTTCAAGTTTCCAAACTGACACATTATCCCCAGCATCAGTATTATAGCCTGCTGATTTTTTTATGCTCTTGAGCGTCGTTTCAAGAATAGATAAAATATTGCTTCTCGATGACATTATGCCCTCGTAAGTTCGATATGCACTGCCCCAACATTATTTGGTTGTATTGAGGCAATCTTGTAATTTGTGCTGTTGATTGTGATTGTATCTCCAATCTTAGCACTTGTAAAATCACTCTCCAAACCAATCACAAACGGGTTTTTATTTTCTAAACCCATTCCAAAAAGTTGAGTAGCAACATATTGATTATTAAATATCACTCGCACAGTCTTCGAATAAAAAGTGGCACTCACCCCCAATTCGAGGATGAGTGCCTTAATGTGATCTGCTAAATTCATTGTTCACCTTATACGGGCTTGTATTCTGCATCTCCCAATGCCGCTGTGGCTGCAACAAGAATTGTCGGAGATGTTCCACCTGTCAGGGTCACTGTGAGGTATGCTCTCACATACTTTTTGCAACCAGACAGGTCGACATTGATTTCTGCTGCTGTGTTCTCTGCTGTGATGGTTGCTGTTGCACCTGATATGTCTGCCATATCAGAGCCATTTGCTGCATCACCTGTCTGGACTTTACAAGCGACACTGATTGCTGTTGGAGACCCGCTTGCAGCACCTGTCAAGAATGTAAATGTTGCACTGCCGTATCCCGCTCTCGATAGAACCGTTCCTGAAGCCGTTTGCGTGCTTGATTTGCTTACTGGCGCAATCTGCAAACTCGTTGCTATGTCTGTACCTACATAACTCATTTCTTACCTCCTTTTTTTTTCGTCCTTGTGCTCTTGTTTCGATTCTTCCTCCTTAGCCGCTTCGATTTTCTGATTCTCTGGTTTTATAGGCTCAACATACTTTTCAACTGCGTTCATTGACACAAGTGTAGCATATTCGCCCTGGCTCACATCGATGGCATCACCTGCTTTTTGATGCTTACCTTTCCAGAAAACGCCTCTTAGGAATCTCGCTAACATCTCATACCTCCTTACTGGTTACCAGCGTCAGAAGATATTGCGAAGGCTCCTGGATATCTGACTGCAACATCAATCATTATCGAGGCGATAATCTCAGTCTCAAGATTCTTTGCGTTGCTGTAAGGATTGACCATCAGATCAAGCCCGCCCCACTGTCCTATCAGAAGATTCGAGAAATCTCCAAACAAGACTTTATGGTCGGGCATCGAGTTAGTTACGAGGGCTTTATAATCATTTACCATACCCTTATCAAACAAGAACTCGGAGACATAGTTGTCTTTTTTGATTGTCTTCAACTTTCCCTTTGTTGCAGCGTCGATGAGATATGCTGTCGTTGCGGGGTCGATGTTCACAGCAGACTCAACATCAGTCTCAAACTCGACTATCTTCGCATAAGTAGCAGCACCACCAAATGTTACCGAACCGACACCAGATGTGTTGAATATTCCGAGAGGCTGGTATTCAGAACCACTACCCTTGATTGCAGCCTCACTAATTGCAACCGCAAGGGCTCTATTCATATCATCTCTTACCATTGCTTCAACTGCATTCGATGTCTGCAATGCCAACGCCCTCGTGATGTTTACTTTCGCCGCAACAGTTTTAGGCTTCAAAATCACCTGTGCAAGAGAATAATTAGACTCTGTAATTTCTACAGCCTCACCTACCCAATAAGCAGTTGCACCGCCTGCGACTTTTGGAATTGCAACATTACCTACCAAACCATCGAGCAGCCTTGCACCAGCCTGAAAAATCACAGCCTTGTTTCTGAGATACTCAATCAAGTCCTGAGACCTTAACTCGGTTGGCACAAGATAGCCACCAGACGCATCAGGGGAATTTGCCAACGCTGCTTTGGGATTGAGAGCCTCAGGTGGTACATAAATATGACTCCTGTCAATAGGCAAACCCACCTTTTTAGCATACTCATCAGATACTTCTCTCTCATAGCAATTCTCACCAGACAACAAAGACCTCACTGCTGATAGAATAGAATATCTCTTGATTTCCTTCGCTGTTGTGAGTGTCGGACTTAGCGGTTCTGCCTTTTTGGCATTTGTTTTCTTCTCGAAGACCATCAGTTTGAATTCCTCGACGCTTTTGCCTTCACTGATTGCCTTCTGTGCAATGTCAATACAGTCGTAGACTTTTGCTATTTCGAGAATTTCCTTCACATTCTCTCTCGTAATTGTGTTATCCATTTTCTTACCTCCTGTGGTTGTTGTTATGGATTGATTTGTTGCTTTAGTTTGAGTTTGATTCGCTGTTACCCTCACATTCCCGCTTACGGCAGTGCAAGATGATAACACATCTTTGAATGCCTCAGGCACATTGTGAAATCTGTTCAACTCAAACTTTGCAGCAATTTGAATTGCATCTGTTATTTCGTTGATAAAGCCTAACTCCTTTGCTTCTTTTGCTGTAAGCCAGGTCTCATCTTTCATCATCTGTTTTACTCTCTCAATTGAAAGACCTGAACGCTTCGAGTATATTTCTGCAAGTGAGTTTGATATTTTATCGAGAATCTCAGAGTTCTTTTTCATATCATCTGATGTGCCTACCACAAGCCCATAAGGCTCGTGAATCATCAGAAACGCATTCGCAGGCATTATGATTTTATCACCTGCCATCGCAACTACCGACGCTATCGAGGCTGCAAGACCATCAATGTATACCGTCTTACTTGCCTTCAAGGTTTTCAGAAAATTATATATAGCAAGTCCGTCAAACACATTTCCCCCAGGGCTGTTGATATGTAAGTTGATTTTGTTTGCTTTGATTTCCTGCACCTGCATAATAAAATCTTTTGCAGATGTAGTTTCACTCAAAAAAGAGGCATCGCCAATTTCGTCATATATGTATACATCTGCCTCAGTCTCAGTTTCATTCTTGATTATCTGATTTTTGATTTCAATCTTATAGAACGCCTTCTCCTTCTTTTTGTCTATCTTTTGTAAGAGTGAGTCTGCGGCATCGGCGATGTTGTTATACCCCTGTTGTGCTGCACGCTGTTTTGCAGCAATTACACCTTTACGATATATCTTTCCATTTTTACCAAACGGGAACTTGTATCTGTCTTTTGTATTCTCGTTTGCGTCGGTATCTTCTGCTATGAACCACTTTTTATATCCATCCCAATCGTCGCCTTTTGGTCCAAGAAGTTTGTTCCCATCTTCTGCTGTAAATTCCCAACTTGAATCATAATCAATCTTACCCTGCGAGATCAAGTCTTCTGCGTTTGAAATACCCACGCTGTTCACTCTTGTCATTGTATGACCTCCTTATTCATAATTACTTTAATTCCTTTTTTTGCAAATATCTCCTTATCTTTCTGAATCTGTGCAACTATGTCTTCGAGATTCTTCCCCTTCATTGCTGCAACCTCAGACCACGATGATAGACCTGCCATTATCTCTTTTATTTTTGCATCGATATCTTTTTCAGGGTCTACCCAGTCATACCCACGCCCAATAAATTCATAGTTCATATATTTATCTTTTTTCTGATAGGGCACTATACCATTTTCAAACCTCACAAGTCCGAGCAAGAAAACATTGTCAAGCCAGCGTTCAAAAACTTTATATAGAAAAATTTCTTTGAGCCATCGCTGGACTGATTTGAAATAATCCCGTTCTGCGAGCATTCCCACTCTCGCAGAGGAATAATTCACTTGACTCAAGTCTCCTGACAATGATTCATATGAAATATTTAGACCTGTTGCGATGTTTCGTATTATTGCCTTTACAAAATCTGCAAATTGCTGGTCGGGATATTTAGGGTCGAATACTTGCAACTCCATACCTGCTGGCAACACACCGAATTGACCAGGCGTAACAGAGTCATATAATTTCCCTGTTTCTGTATCCTTTTCTGATGCTACAGCGGAGATGTCAACCGATATGTCTTTTTGTTTGTAGAATCCCATCTTTGCTGCGCCGATGCGAGCGTTTACAACTGCTGCTTTGATATATTGTTGCAAATGAATCGCGTCGATAATAACAGGTGCAATCCACGGATAGCCCCTTGATTGCCAGACTCTTTCCCTCCTATAAAGGTGAATTATGTTGTTTGCATCAATTCTTTTATATCCAACTTGCTGCTTGAACCAATACGCAACTACCCGATTTTGAGAGTCGTATTCTATACCACATCTGATTTGATTACTCCCGTTGTTTGCCCAATGATTTACATCACAATAATCTGCTTCTATGAGTTGCAAAGCAATATGATATTTATTACTCTGATAAGCATCGTCTATATATACAAATATTTCTCCATCTCTGGCGACAGATTCAACTATCATATTAAGCATTTCAAAAAAGTTAAGTTTCCACTCTATATCACAGTTGTATTGCCAATCATTCCAGAGTTCCTCGATTAGATTGTTTGCTGCTGTGTCAAGTGTATTATCGGGATTCCTGCCTCGAACCTGTAATGTAAATCCGTTCTCGCCTAATACATTGACTTTGAGTGCTGAAAGGTATCTCTGAATTACAGCAGAGTTTTGAGCAACATACCTTGACCTTGCACGAATCGTGACCAAATCTGAACGAATTTCATCATCTGCCGTCTGTGAATATACGGGAATTGATGACAGCAAATCATCTTTCAAACCTACATCATATCTTGCCGAGATGTGGGATATTGTGCCGAATCTTTGAAATTTCTTTTTAGAAAATATTTTGAAAATATTTCTTAAATTCATAGTTTCACCTGAATCGAATTAGGTGATTTTTCTCCCCTCTCCATTGCCTCTTCTCGTTGCTCTTGCTTGTATAATTGTTCGTAGTAATTTTTGAGTTGTAAGAGTTGATCTATTGACATTCTTGAAAGCGAGACACCTGCAATTGAAATACTTTGCTGATCTATTGTTGCCCTGTTTTCAAGAACCGCTTTGATTGCATCGAGAACCTTTTTGTTATGCGAACGCAAATCAGTAGCGGATGACACAGATGGCAAGACCGTAATATCAATCTCTTCGATGAGAATATTATCACTGCCATCTATGATATATAATGCTGCTCTGTAATCTCCCGCTGTTGTAAATGTATTTCCTGCTACTGTGAATTTATACGAGCCGTCATCATTCGCTATTGCTGTGATGGTTGCTGTAGCAGTTGCGTTTGTAAAAGTAATTTTTGCGGTGTAAGACGAGGATGGATAATTGTCTATTTTCTCATCCCACGAATATTTGAATCCAATGCGGAATTTTGTAATCAATTCCTTACTGACCTCCCTGAATATATATTATATGATAATCACCCTCTCAATGCAAGAAAAATTTATACCCATTTTCCACCTCCTGTAATCCAGCCACCTTTGACCATTTCGACTTTGATTTTCTTCTCCTGCCTAATGGCCAGCATCTGTATACCTCCTGACAGCGATGGGTCTGCAAGTGCAAAGGCTATGACAAGACAATCGAGCAGATGATTATCCCTATGCACCTTCACCCATTCAGGATTGCCTCGCTTATTCTTGCGTTTCTCCTCTGCCAGAATGTGCTTGAATATATCGCTTTGTGTATCCTTATGAAATGTTAATCTCCCACTCTCATTAGTTGATAAGGATAATCTGTAATGTATCGCATCCTTGAAAATTGCCGTATCAATTAACAAAAGATTGACACCTGAAGTCTGCGAGGTTTTCAATCGCTGTGGTAGATACTGTCCTGCGAGTCCTTTTGTGCCGTAGATTCTCGAGCCTGTGCTTCTGATGAATTGATACGCCCGCTCCGTCATCGAGACTTCACCATCTATCATCGTTCCGCCTGTGTCGATGCCTGCCCGCCATATTCGTAGTCTTGTGTCTGTGCCTTCAACAAGATATTGATTTTCAAAAATGAGTTTTTGCAACTCTGACCAATCGCTTGTTGGGAGAGGAATAAATCCGTAATGAATACAATGAACAGACATATTATCCTGCCATGCAAGAACAACAAACCACGCACCACCTTGCCCGGGGTCTATACCGCAAGTAAGCCCGATTGTTTTTTGCGGGCAGATAAATTGTGGGATGTCTATAATGTTGCTCTTGTATTCCTCAACTGTTTTTGTTTCATACTTCGTTATCCAGGGCTGTGCTTCCCACGAATTCCTGAAGTTCATTAGTTTCTCTGGATGGTCTTTCGAGGTGAGGAACGCATATGCACAATCACCAAACGAGAGCCACGGAGAATACCACGCCTCGATATGGAAGCCAACCTTTGCAGGTGATTTTTTGCCTTTCGTTCCAACCCATTTCCCAGCAAGTAGCATCTGATTTTTTTGTATTGATTCGATTCTACCCTTGCATTTTTCACATTCGTAATACGCAGTATGTTTGATTGAATCGATGTCTTGTTCCTGATCCCATTTGATCTGCTCAAATTTCAATCTTTGATAATACCCACATAAAGGGCAAGGCACATAATAGTAATATATCTCATCGCAAGATTGTAAGGATTTCCAGATATTCCCGCCTTCTGTGGTGGGAGTTGATATATCAATTATCTTTCGATTCCAAAAATTTTTTGTTCGTTCGATTGTGAGTGCCATCGGGTCCGCTTCACCGCCTGCCTGTATGGGATATTTGTCTATCTCGTCTCGAAACAAATATCGCACGGGACGGGATGCGAGTTCTGACGGTGAGTTTGCACCCGTGATCGATAGAGACATATCGGAAAAGTTGATTTCGAGAGTAGTATATTTATCGGGATTGTTAGGAATTTTTTGTCTCGTAGGCTCACAAGTTTCAATTGCGGGCATAAGTCTATTCTTTGAATTATATTTTGCAAGGTCGAGCGTAGGGTATACAAGCAGAGTTGGTGCAGGATCTTGATCTATCGCATATAGAATCATATTTATAATTGATTCTGTGAAACCTAATTGCGTCGCTTTACATACCACTATGTGTTCAATCTCAGGATTTGCGAAAGAATCAAGAACCTGTCGTAAATATGGTGTTCTTTCCACTCTATAACGCCCGGGCTCAGGTGATGTTTGTGGAGTAAGAATTCTGTTCTTATCGCACCAATCCGAAACGGTAATATCTTCAGGAGGTCGTAAGACTTCAACACAATTCAGAAGATATGTTCTGTCTCGATAATACTTGTTCATCTTCGTTTGATTTCTTTTTTCTTTACTATCGTCCGCTTGAGTGAATCTGCTATCTCGTTCAGGACATATTTTGTCTCGTCATTTAGAATCTTTTGAATTTGTCTTTCGTCAAGTTGCTTCAATCGAGGCGGGAGAGACTTTTGCCACATAAGTAATTTGTTCTTCATATTCTGCAAAATGAATGATATATCTTCTTGCACTTGCTCGATGTGAATCAATTGACTACGCTTTTCGAGTGCCTCCATCTCTTTTAATTCTGCAATTGCAATCTCCCGTCGTCGCCGTGCCTCAGCCTGTGCAATTTTCTTATCGTCTTCCTTTACAAATTTTTCATACCACCAACGAAATATTTTTGTAAAATTCCAAATACCTCGTTTGATCTGTGCCGATGTTGGAAAATCACCGCGGGACCGCCAAGTAAAAAATTGTGTGCGGTCTATGTCCAGTAACCGACAGATTTGGAATGTTGTAAGATAAACATCTTTTGATTTGTCCTGTTGCTCTGCGATACCTTGCTCGGCTTTGTAATCCTCGATTTTTTGGATTAGCCCCTGAAATTTCTCAAGGTCTTTCCCTCTTAATTTGCCTTGATTGAATAGTTTTGATAGGCTTGCATAGGCTATTTGCTCGGATTTTTCAAGGGCATTTTTTATGATTTCCTGCTCATTCATTTTTCAAGTCCTTGAAACCATTGAAGATTTTGCCTTGTCTCATAACCACTCGTGCCGAAAAACTGCACCTCGCAGCACCGCTTTTTACATTCATTTTAGGAAGGACCCGTAAAAAATTTTGAAACTGCGAACCGCAAGTGCATCGAGAATTTTTCCTTTGCAAATAATTTCGTTGCCTCAATAACTCCTCTATTTCTCATCATAGAGGGGAGAGAAACAGACAAAATCTCTTTGATATATCTTGTATGGGGAAAACCTCTAAAAATCCCGATATGTCCACTGTGCATTTTCTGAACGAATATTCTCCCGCCCCACATATGCCAGCCTTTATCAGTTCTTACTCTTGTATATAGCCTTACAACTTCGTGCCCTTTTGGTTTGTAATAGTAGCGTCGCTTCGTTACAGCAACTATTCTTGATTTTTTCATTCCACCATATTCTTTTGTAACCTGTCTTTGCACATCGAATTGAAATAAGGGGATTACACCCTTTTTTCTATCAGATGATACCACTGCTTTTATATCAGTTGACATCGTTGCTCTGTCTGGTTTAGTTGCAAAAACAAAACGATTCAGATATGCGGGTTTGATCGTATATCGTTTTTTGATTTGACGCTTTGCCTCAACCGCTCCATCTTGACCAGCTCTTTTGAGAGCGAAAAGAGTTGCACTTTGATACGAATCGAAGGACAGTATCTTTTTAAGTTTTCTTAGTTCTATATATTTAATCTTAATCATTCTTTTTGAATTCAATATGTATCCAAGATTTTTCACGGATTATATCTTCGATTGGATATTTTCTTTTGACTTCGAGTTCGTGCAGTTTTAGTATCATAGCATCGATAGACATATTTTTTGGTATCACATCTACTGCAAGACCATCACAATGACGGGAGTTTGAAACACCTCCTACCCTCTCATTTAGTTCTTTACAGCGAAAGCCAGAAGTGATCACTAATTGTATTCCCTGCTCTTCGAGCCAATTCACAAATGCAAGGGTTCGAGCACCATTCTCATAGATTTTTGCACTCTGACAGAATTCCTGTTCATTTAATTTTTGTAAGTCTTTTTGGTTCGTGTGTATAAATTCTGCTATCGTGCGCATAATCAACCCATAAAGGCAGTTCTAATATACTTCAGGAAGTAAGAATAAAGAACAGGTTGATTATATGCCATTATATACCTCCGTGGTTTAAATATTTTTCTATGACCATTTTTGCTGAATCGAAATCCCTAACTACTGTAGCAAACCAGCCACGAGCCATAAGGGATTCAAGCCATTCGGATTGCTCTTTTTTGAGAGTGTTTTTGCCGATTTTTAGTTCAAGAGCAAGCCCACAGTATTTTTCATCGAGCGATTTTTCAAATATGAGAATGTCGGGGATGCCTGCTTCAAAACCTTGCGATTTCAAAAATGAAATTGTCCTATACCCCCGCTTTTGTGCTTGTGTGATTGTTGAATAAAATAATAAGCCTCGGTATGTGAGATATTGCACAATTAGTTTTTGCAGTTCACATTCCTTCATCTATTCAGTATCCAGAGTAGAATTATACCTGCAAAGAAAAATATCCAACTCAGAAATTCTAACACTTTAATTACCTTACTGCTCACTCTTCAAAGCCCCCGAAATTGCCTTTGGTGTCATCGAATCAGGGCTTTCGTCTGATACAAGATATTTTTCAATCATCGGTTGCACAATATCAAGAAAATTTGGTATTGCCTGTTTCACAATATCGGGAGCGTTCTGCTTGATATACTGAATTACAAAATCCTTCTTGGACAGCAACATATTTCCCTTTTTGCTTTCCACCTCTGCAAGATTGCAAGCGAAGACAACCAACTGATACAGAATATCCATCGCTTTCTTCACTTTTTCTGCATCGTAATTTTTGCCTATTTTTGTGAGTAGCCATAACACAAACGGAACAACAACAGCCGTCCAGAACCACTGGTTAGCCAGTAGTGTGATTAGTATTGACATTGAACACCTCCTTAACAAAAATAGGATTATATCACTCTCAATTTCAAAAATCAACTTCTTTTGTATCGGATATTGAATACTTCAAACGGAGACCCTTGAAACCACGAAATTCATCATCACCGATTCGGATATGCTTTGTTCTTTCAAAGCCTCGTTCTTTCAATTTCATTGCAAAATTTCTTTGTGATAGACGGAAGTGTTCTTTCACATTGTTCGCATCACAATACTTTTCGTATGCGTTATATAAGTCTGTTGTGATTGCTTCATAATCTGAACTTATTTCACAGTATTGCTCAAGAAAATCTTTCAGTGTATCATTGTCTTCTTTGTATTCTTTCGTGATTTCCTCTACCGCCTGACAAGTGCCAAGACCATTTTTTTTCCATTTTTGAAAACCTTGAACCATCCAATACAGTATTCCTTCACTCTCCGCAAGGAGTTTTTGAGTTAGATTTTTATCAATCTGGCCGTCTGGGATTTGTGCTGTAAAGGGGATCACCTTGATTCTCCGCCAGAATGCTTTTGTCTGTTCATTAACGAACGGGAGGTGATTCAATGCCATCCAAATTTTAAATGTTGGGGCGTATTCGAAATAGTCTTTATATAGGAATCTACACTTGATTTTATCTTCACCCGTTACTTTTTTCAATATCGCAGAATCGAATTGTTTGTTTGAATTAGTTTCATTTGCAGATACGAATCGCTTGCCTTTCAGCCCTGCGAGGTCGGAACGGGTCACGTCGTTATTGTTTTCAAGGAAGGCACTCATATTGATTACGCCCGCATAACTGCCGAGAATTTCTGTAACCACTCTTATAAATGTGCTTTTACCGTTTTGACCCGTTCCGTAGCATATAAACAGACATTGCTCTGAAGTGTCTCCTGATATACTATATCCCAGAGCACGCTGGACATATTCGATTAATTCCTGATTATTTTGAAATATTGTATCAATGAATTTCAACCAGTTAGGGCAGGGGGCGTTTGTGATATATTGTGCGTTTGTCTGCATTCTTGCTTTTTGCATCGGATTATGTTCTTTCCCCTCTCCACACTCAAGATTCATAAGGACATTAGCACAGTTCAAGATGTAAGGATCTTTGTCGAATTCGTCAAATGGCATTGCAAACTCTTGCTCACCCTTTGCAAGTGCAAGTGCGTTTTCGAGTGTTGAACGAGCATATATTGAACGATAGAAGTCGATAATGATTTGTTTCTCGGCTTCAAATTTCGTAGCAAGGCGTTCGATGATTTCGATGTCCATATCCACAAGTTTTCTCACATCTGCAAAGATTTTTTCGTATGAATCTTCGACCCAACAGCCTTTCCTGTAACGCATCCAGCCTCGTTCGTAGGTGAAAACATATGAAAGATATAAACGACTACGGATATATTCGAGTGCTCGTCGCTCTTTTGTGTAGTCTTTCCACTTGCGATAGAATTCCACATTAGCGATGATTTCCAACTCTGAGTATTCTGATTTTTCGTCTCTATAGAAATTAATTATCTCATTAATACGCTCATCTTTGATGCTTTTGTTTTTTGAATTTGCTATTTCGGGATATAGTTTCTTTGCCTCCTCAGCAGCCTTCTTTTCCTCGGATAGCCTCTCCCTCTCAATTGTGTCTGCCACGCTTGCGAAGGCGGGCATATCGTATTCACCCTCTAACGGGTCTGAACCATCGTGGTTAGGATAATCTGTTTTCTTTTTCATTAATACCTCAAATAAAAAGATGAGGACAGGAAGGCGTAACGATGGAGGGGATTTGAAAGACCACCTACCTGTCACTCATAACTAATTAATTTTTAGGATTGCTCACTCTCAATCCTTCATCGTTGAAAATATCTATACATCACTATATCTATCTTGTCAAGTCTTTTTTTTGGAAATAAGAAAATAATATATATTACCATATATTTTCGGGCACTTTGGGGCATTTTGGGGCACTTTATCTGCCCTGGAAAAATCCCCCGTGATTTCAAACACTTAGGCTCAAAAAACAGTATTCTAGGGCACTTCGGGCACTTCTCGCCCTATTGTTACTTTCCTGCGCTATATACTATATATCTTTTTATATTTTTTCTTTTTTTCATTTTTGTATGGAAAATATGTGCCCTATGTGCCCTAAACTCCAAAAATTGCCAAAATCTTCAATGATTTCAAATACTTAGTTTAGGGCACTTCTCAAGAACGATGTGCCCGCAATCTGCCCATCACGCCCGCAATCCGCCCAACCCCCTCTTAACTCCCCCCTTATAATCTGTATTTATGAGTGATCATCCCTTCTGATTCAAACTTTCGGAACTTCGAGAAGGTCCAAAACACTCGCAAATCTCTCGAACATTATCGATATAAGAGGGGGTTACAGGGGGAGAGGCTACAAATGTATAGTTTTTAGACATTTGGGGTGTTTTAAAAATGTAGTGTGATTTCGCATAGTTAGAAAAATATTCCGTGATTTCGCATAGTTAGAAATTGAGTTTGTCAAAATTTTAGACATATAATTATATATAATTTCATATAATTATATAACAGACGATTGTATAAATTTTAGACAGCCTGTTTTATGCTTGAATTTCCCCGTCATTTCAAGCACTTACAAATCTGGCACGGGGGTTGCATATATTATATTGTTAACTTTTTAAGGAGGTTTACAATGAGAACGATGAAGGAAATGTTTTTCAAAGACGAGACAGTAATCGATTCTAACGAGGAACTCGAGATTTTTGCGAAGAGGTATCCGGTGCTGGTTGAAGTAAAAAGGTGGGTGGGTGAGGATGGGGAGTTCAAAAGAACCATCAACGTGTATACGAAAGTGTGGGCAAAGTATCCGAATTATAAATGTGGAAGTTGCAGAAGCTATGTTTCTAACAATCTCATTAAAATTCACGGTAGAAAAGAAAGCACTATTAGCTGTTCATTTGAGACACTTGAAGATGCGGAGAGATGGGTTAGTGAAAAAATTATTGAGATCCGCAACAATAGGAAGATGATTATTGAGAACATTCAGAAGGAGAAGCCGTCAGAGTACGTAATACTCGACGACTAAAGAAAGGACACAGGCAGGGTATAAACCCTGCCTTTTTCACTTTGGAGGTGTGATATGTTCAAAGGAAAAATTACGATTGGTTTCAACGGTGATGCCCCTATGGTGGAGGAGAGGATAAGAAGAGCCATTATTCCGCCAACAAACGGGCAAGAGATACAACTTGAAGGGGAGTATCTTTTCAAATATAGAGTGCAGTCCACAGCGAGGGGTGGAGCGAGATGGGAGACAGGGGAGGCATTACCTGCAGAGAAGTATCACTTGTACGCAAGTCCAGGACCATACAACAGGGTATTCTATGGTAGGATCATTAATCCTATCATAGATTGGTTAACCCACGATTGTGAAGATGCGTTATATCCTGGAATAGTACAACACTACAAGCCAGGATATAATATATTCACGAAGTTAATTGCCCTTTGGGGCGAATTTAAACCTCTCAAATTGAGAGAGGTAATAGTGGGAGAGTGTAATCAACAATGGGGGAAGCAGGGGCATCTGGAAGTTTTCTACGGTTACAACCTCAAAAGCAGTATGTATCTCGACCATCGGGATGAGTATGACACTGAAATAGAATTCCTCAAGAGGTGTAAGAAGGATTTTCTGAATCATTATGTTTTAGGTGGGGAGATATTATTTCGTTGGCGTGAAGATGAGCATATGTATGGTCTTTTGTATCAGGAAAAAAATGGCTGGATAGTTTCAAGGGATCATCTTTGGGAGCCCATATCTGTTTCGTTGGGCTTCTATGTCCTGAAACATCTAATACCACAATTAGCCGATTAAGGAGGTTTTATGAGGGAAATTGTTTTACGGAGTCTAAGACTCCAAAATTTCAAGTGTTTTCAATCAAAAGAATTCACTCTTACCCCCCGCACAGAAATACGGGGTGATAACGGCGCTGGTAAGACAACTATCTATGACGCGGTTTTGTGGGTGTTGTTTGGCCAGGACTCATCGGGCAGCAAGGATTTTTCACCCCGTCCCGTTGCTGGTGGTGGGGACACGGCAGTTGAAGTGATTTTGGAGGTGGACGGTGAAACCCTGTCTTTGAAGAAAATAATGCGGGAGAAATGGGTTCGTAAAAGAGGGCAGGCAGAACAGGAATTCACGGGGTATGAGTATGATCACTTCGTGAACGATATACCCGTCAGGAAAGGTGATTATGAAAAGAAAATCTCTGAGCTCTGCGATCTCAAGACATTTCAACTCTTGACTGATGTATATGCTTTTCCTCGCCTTCATTGGAGAGAAAAAAGACAGACAATCACAAAACTAATGAAGCCAACCGACTTCTCAGAAGCCTTTGCAGATCACCCTGAATTGAGAGGGGAAGATTTAATCAATCTCAAAGAAAAATATAAGAATATACAAAAAGAAACTAATCGGGAACTTCAGGGAATACCATATCGAATTGATGAACTTGCAAAAATAGAGAAGCCTGCAAAAAACCTCAAAAGCCTCGAAGTAGAGAAGAAAAAAATCGAAGCAGAATTACAAGGCTATACATCTGACGAGCCTATCTTGTCTCGTCTGGAACTCCAGCGAAGCAAGGAGAATACGCTACAAAACACTTTAAAACGCCTCAAGATGGAACTTGATAGGACGCAGAAAGATATTGACGCAAAGAGTCAAGACATCGAGTCTTTGCGTGAACAGTCGAAAAAAGAAAAAGCACGAGTAATACAAATCAATACCAAATGTCCCACCTGTGGCCAGTCACTCCCGCCCGAGATGGTTGAAGAGATACAAGCAAAAGAAGATGCAAAGAAACAAGAGAATATTGCTGAAATTGTTCGTATGGGCAAGAAGACAAAGGATGAGTTGATAGAATTACAAGCACGGGGTCAGGAACTCGCAAACGAAATCAGCAAGACAAAACAAGAATTGTTAGAGACGCAGGAGACCATCCAGGAACTCGAAAAGAAATTGGGGCTTCTGAATATCAATCGAGCAATCCCGTTACGAGAACAACTTGAGCAAATCGAGAGTGAAATAGCAAAGCATCACGCATATCAGGATGCCCAGAAAAGAATTGAGGATTTGAAAGTAAAAGAGAAGCAACTTGCAGAACTATACGAGGATTGCACCAAAAAAATTCTTGCAATCGAGGAAGTTGAAGCCAAAATGGCACAAATAGTTGAAGAGAACATATCCTCACAATTCAGGTTTGTGAAATTCAAACTTTATGAGAAGCAAATTAACGGTGCGTTTGTTGACACTTGCGAGATCACAAAAGACGGAGTGCTATACCAGAACCTATCCCACAGTGAGCAAATCAAAGCGGGTTTGGATATAATCCAGACACTGCAAGATATGTATGATTTGAGAGTGTTTATATTCATTGACAATGCAGAAGCAATTACAGAAATTCCTGAAATGCCTTGCCAAACTATCACGCTTGTGGTAGATGAGAAGGCAAAGAACCTTATAATCAACCCTTAAAGGAGGTGTATTATGAAAACAACAACTATTACAAACAGCGATGTAGAAATCAAGGAGAATTATTTCTACGATGGGGGGAGTGACCTCACAGACGAGAAGGCAAGAGAACTTGCAGAATTAAGACCCGTTCTTGTGAGAGTGGTAAGGAAAGTAAATGAGGAAGGAGAGTTTCTTAGAGTAATCGGGATCAGAACAAGGGTCTATGGAAGCATATTAGGGTATTGTAATATCACAGAGTATCTACTCAATGGGCAATATTACATTGAAAAAACCTTTGCAACCTTCGATGAGGCAGAGGAATGGGTGAAAGATATGCTCGAAGACATCAAGAATAAGCGAGAAGCAATACTTAAAAATGTAGAAGAAAACAAGAAGGCAGATGCCGAAGAAGCGTTTATAATTGTATAATTTAAGGAGGTGTATTATGGACAACAGAAGTATTATGAAACAAGACGAAACGAGCATTGTAAAAGCAACAGAAGACGGGATTGACGAACTTGTGAGAGGAGGCAAACTGCAGATTCCCCCTGATTATGCCGTCGGAAATGCCCTCAGGTCCGCGTGGTATCAAATAAAACTAATGAAAGATCATACCAATCGCCCAATAACACAAGTCTGTAGTGAGTCTTCAATTACACGGGCATTATTCACGATGTCAATTTTAGGTCTGAACCCAGCAAAGACACAGTGCTACTTCATTGCGTATGGGAACGAGCTTAAATGTCAGCCCTCATATCTTGGCAATATTGCCATTGCCAAGAGGGTGAATCCTGAGATTGTGGACATTTTTGCAGAGGTGGTCCACGAAGGAGATGAGTTCGAGTATGAGATCAGGATTGGGAAAAAGATAATAGTTAGACATATTCAGAAGCCAGAAAATCTCAAAAATCCCATCCAGTGCGTATATGCATATGCCTATGATGAGAGTGAAAAACAGATATACGCAGAGATAATGACCTTCGATGAAATCAAGACATCCTGGAAAAAATCAAAAGTTGAGCCCGTAAACAAGGATGGGAGTCTCAAGCCTGGCACACCACACAGCGACTTCACTACCGAGATGGCAAAACGAACAGTAATCAACCGCTTATGCAAGCACATAATATCGACCTCGAATGACCAAGCAGTCATCGAGGCATACGAAAAAACAGAAATGAATGAAACAGAAGTCGCCGTTGAGAGTGCAAAAGAACAGTTGAAAGCCCCTATGAATGTTGATATGCCAAAAGAGCAGGGCGAGGAGGATGATTTCTAATGTCAAGGGTGCAGGTAATATCCAGCGGCTCAAAAGGAAATGCATATATATTCACATTTCTGGATGAGAGTCGAATTCTGCTCGATTGTGGTGTAGCACCGTCTGAGTTTCAAAAGTATGAGATGGCAGGCGTCAAAGCCTGCCTTCTCACACATTCGCATCAAGACCACTGCAAAGGACTTCCCTATATTCTCAAAATGGGTATTGACACATATATGAGTCCCGATACATACAGGGAAATTGGAATGAAACATCACAGAATCAAGATTTGTGAACCAGATATAATATTTTCGCTGGGATATAAAAAGAGAGTGAAACCACTCAAGGCTTGCCACCATCCGCTGAGGACCCCATTGATGTTCTATATTGACCACGCAGGTGAAAGAACCCTATATGCGACAGACACAACCGTAATCCCGTATAGGTTGAGACTTCATATCGCAATACTCGAATGTAATTATATTGAATCAATCTTGCTTAATAAACCAGACCTGAACCCCGTTCGTGAGATGAGGACACTTGCACACAACAGCCTTGAATCACTGCTGATATTCTTCCAGAACAACAAAGACAACATCACCGACCTTGAGGAGTTACACATTATTCATTTATCGTCTGAAAATTCAGATGAGGGTATAATTGAGAGAGAAATCAGGAAGGTAATTCCTGCAAAGACGAAATTATACATTATGGGAGAGCAAAAGAATAACAATCCCGACACCACTATATCCGAGGCTCTCCCACTTTTTAGAGGGTAAATTATGGCAGGGCAAAGGCAACATAAATCACACCCCCATATAAAACAAGTCCTGACGCCCTGCCACTTTTTTGAGGTGATGTATGTATATAAGTAAGACAATCAGAGTCAGAAACTTCCCGATTTCGGGAGAGACAAAGCATCTATTCATCACGATTGTATATGATGGTTCAAAGATTCACAAAGTATTCTTGCACATCGGAAAGGGTTCGACTCAGGACATAGCAGATTTTGAGAGTGTAACGAGACTTGTTAATCTACACTTGTCGGCGGGCGGTAAGGTAGAAGACATTGTCTGTGCATTACAGAACATCGACTCTGGTATTAGATTTCATTATGAAAATAGAGCAGCCAAATCATTAAGTGACTTACTGGCTGTTATTTTAAGACAAGAAATTAATGAAATAAGAGAAGAATTTTATGATGCAACATAAAGGAGGTGTTTATGAATAACGAGTTTGCGAAATACCTGATACTTTCAATAATTCTACTTGAATTGCTGGTATTCACACTAATCGGGCTATGGATATATCGAGAAACCAGACCAGTGGAGTATGAGTTTTCAATTGAGTATTTGACAAAGCCTGACATTCTCGGAATGAAGGCAGACTCGATTGATTGTTGGGCAGAGAAGGACGGAAAGTATTCCTGTATTATTGCAAGGAGGATAAAATGAATATCCACATTTGCGGTGCATCGAAAGGACATTGGGGAAGAGTGATTCCAGCAACAAGAATGAAATGGACAAGTGAAATTACAGGACGGAGAGTGAAACCTCCTAA